CAGCGCTATAAAAGTTCGCGCGTAGGGCCACCCTGTGAAGGGCTATCCTAAAACGTAGACCTTGATGCGTTTGTACCCATCAACACCCGGGAGGGTGTCTACGAGATATCTTCTCCCATTGTGCATAGCATAGACAGCATCAGCTCTATCAGGTCGAAAGACCCCATGAGAGCTGTGTTGTGGAGATCCACGTAAAACGCGTCCTCCTTCTGCAAAGGCGACCCGGATGTCCTCGCGGACATCGTGATCATCATTGTAGAAACCGTCTTCGGCCGGCATCTTTTGGATGTCGTCCTTGACGTATATGCTATAGCATGGATATACATAGTCAGCACCGAGTTTATAAAAAGCTCGACGACGCTTGTATGTGAAGGTCTCGAAGGTATATCCACCCCAACCGTCAGCCCGACGATGCGGAATCTTGATGTAGTCTCCTAGGAGATGTCCATCACCGTATCCATCAGGACCCCAAATCTGCAGACTCACGTCTAAGAATTGGAGAATCTCGGCGGCGGGTTCCGGCTGCCCCGTGCGAACATAAAAGTTATGTAACACGAAGCATGATTGACCGGATAAAGTGTCCTTGATATAACAAGGACGTACATCGGTTCCCGAAAAGTAGTCCTTTCCGCAACTTTCGCGGAAAGGTCCGTCAGAAAAACTCTTATCTTCATTGACGAGAAACCCACAACTTGTGAGCGTCTTTGTCAACAAAGGGAAAGCGTAAACAGGGATAATTATATCATCCCCATAAACGCTAACCAGGGAAAAGTCACTGGGATCACAGCAGGCTTCCGCCAAACTGTAAAAGATCAGTGTCTCTAACGGGAATGTAAACCCGTTACCCATAGAAGAGAACTTCTGCAGCCTCATATCGCCGTCAGGGGATGAACTTTCACCCGTTCTTATGGAACGGAGAAAGTCCCACCACTCTAGTGGAAGTAAGGACTCCACTAGCCCACACGCGATTGTATCCGAGGCACTACTCAGGTCGAGCGTTGCTAAAGCGCCCGTGATCGAACCCGTGCAAGCTAGGCGTTGATTCCTAGTCTGATCACGAATATCGATCCCTACATGCCGGAGCCGCCGCGCCATATAGTCACCGATCCCCAGCTGCACCAGTTGGTTCAGCATGGGTTCGACGGCAATGGTGCGATCGGTCTTGGCGGTCTTCGGGACGAAGTCCACTCGGCCACGGTGTACAGTGACATTGTGGGTTACTGACTTGTCAAGCTGGCTAACGCCAGACCAGCAAGGTAACTCCGCTAGCAGCTCCGGGAGGAGCCGTATAGCGTCTTCGCTACTACAAAACGTCTGCGCCAGCTTACGCCGGACAGACGCATCTTTCTTTTTGACCTGAGTCGTAGCGCCAGGGCCGAAACGCAACTTAAGGTCACTTAACGATGGAAGATCTCCGAGGATACTACTTATTTTCCGCTGAGCACGGTATAAAACCGACTCAAC